CACACGGCCTTCGCGCACACCATGCGAATGAACGCGGTCCCCTTCGGCAGCGGCGACGTGACGGTGATCAGGCCCATCGCCTTCTTTTCGAGCGGCGCCGCCGCGACCGGCTTGGCCTGGGCGATGTTGATCCGCTCCATCTCGCGCGCGTCGACGAGCTCCGCATCGATCGTTTTGACTTCCGTTTGCAGCGTGGCGAATTCCGCGCGCTCGGCGTCGTCTTTCGAGCGGCCGTCCGTGGCGCACTTGGTCTGAATCTCGTTCATCCGCGCCACATGGGCGGCGCGCTTGTGCTCGAGGGCCGTGATCTGTTCGGTAATGGTCATGACTGGCGCACCCTTCGTGACATGCACGATCGGCGAGGGGTCCCTGTCGCGGGACGGGTGAAGGCCAGGCGCGGCCAGGTCGAGCGATTTCACGGTGTGAATGGTGGCGGCGGCGTTCGCCGGGATCGTGACGAGCGACAACTCAAGGATCTCCGTTTTCAGAAACCGCGTGCCGCCCGTCGCGACGTGCTTGGCATGCTCGAGCGCGCGAAACCCAATCGAGACGCCCGCCACCAGGCCGGCCTTGATCGTTTGCCACGCCTCGTCGATGCGATCGCGCAGGACGCCCGCCTCGGCCACCGCCGGGAGCGTCGCTGTGAAGGCCAGGCCCTCAGCGGTGGGCGCCATGAAGGTGACCATCCCAACCGGCTTGTGGGGGTCGTGGAACAGCAGGAGCGGGAGGGGATTCTTGAAGGTGATGCCGAGCGGCTCGACCACGTCGCCCATGCGATCGGGTTCGGGCGTCGAGGCGATCCCGCTGATCGTCCGTTGCTCGAGATCCAGCGCCTTGATGTGGAGGAGGGCGTGCGCGCCGAGCGTCACGCGCGCTAGTGTCCGACGGCGCTAGCGTTTCCTTCGCGGGAAAGGCTCCCGGTCGCCGTAATCGGCCACGTACTCGTTGACGGCTTCGCGGATGATCCCGGCCATGCCGGTGCGATTCTCGTGGGCGACCCGCCGCAGCTCGAGGCGTTGCGCCGGCGTCACGTTGACATAGATCCGATCCGACGCCGGCACGTCATACAAGGGCGGCCGGCCGGTCTTCGGTTTCTTCACGACGCGCCCCCGAGCACGAACACCCGGTATTCCGGCGGCGCCACGACCACGGGTTGCCGCAGCACGGCGCTGATCGCCAGCAGCAGCGCGTCGATCGCGTCGATCTTGTTCGCGGACTCGGGGGACTCTTTCTTCGGCAGGATCGAATCGTCGATCCGGCGGCTGATCACGACGTTGCTCGCCTGCCACTTCAAACAGGCGTTGCCGTCATGCCGGAACCGCCGATGCTTCACGCGCGCCTCGAGCTCGCGCGCCGGCGGCGTGAACGTGCGCGCATTCTTGGGTTCCTGCCGCGCCGGCAGCCCGGCGTTGAACAGGTTCCCGATCAGCTGCATCGAGCCGAACTGGTCAAACACGATGTCGCGCACGTCGAAGGTCTGGCACCAGCCGCGCACGTCCTGCTCGATGCGGCCGTAGTCAATCATCGTGCCCTCGGTCAGCGTCAGCAGCCCCGCCTCGGCCCACAGCCGATACTCCGGGACGGCGCGCGCGCGCTCGTGCACGACCTGCTCGGGCAGATAGCACCGCACAAACCCAACGAGCTGATCGCCGTCCTGAAACACCAGCGCGACCGCCGCCAGGTCGTCGACCTGCGCCAAGTCGCCGCCAATCCAGCAGGGCCGGCCCGCGAACGCCTCGAGCGTCAGCGTCGGATCCGCGCACGCGTCCCACGCCGCCATCGATAACCAGCTCGCATGGCTATGCAGCCACCGATTGCAGATCTTCGTCTGGAACTCGCCCTCGAGGCCGGGCGCCTGCTGCGCATCCAGGCAGTACTGTGCGACCCACTCCCGTTTCGGCGTGAGGCCGATCATCGGGTTCGCCTTCTGCCACACCCGCGGGTCGCGCCAATCGTCCTCCTCATCGAGCGTGTAGATCAGCCCGCAGAGATGATCCGCGTCAAACACCCCCTCGAGCACCTTCGTCAACTGCGTCCGCAGCGCATACCCGACCGAGAGCATGTCGTAGCCGGCCGTCGTCGGACAGAGCAACAGCGGATTGCGCCGCGCGCCCTGGGCGCTCTTGAGCACGTCGTGCAGTTCGAAGGTCTGCGCGTGCGACTCGTCGAGGATGATGCAGCTCGGGTTCAGCCCGTCGAGCGTCGAGGCCTTGGCGTTCACCGGCTGAATCGTCCCCGTCGCGTCGATGACGGCATTGGCGTAGACCTGCAGCCCGTGCACCTCTTGCAGCCAGCGCGAGCGGCGCACCATCCGCTGGAGGATCCGAAAGACGATCCGCGCCTGTTGGCCCGTCGTCGCCCCGCACACAATCCACGCGCCCGCCTCCATCTCGTGCCGCATGTGGTAGAGCGCCATCGTGGCCATCAGCGTCGACTTCGCCGCCTTCCGCCCGACCTCGAGGTAACACGTCGTAAAGCGCCGTAGGCTGCGGTCGCGTTTCTGCCGCCACCCAAACAGCGTCGTGACGAGAAAGACCTGCCACGGCTCGAGCTGAATCAGCGACGTCGGCCAGGTCCCCTCGACATGCGGGCACTGCTCGATGAACGCGCAGGCCTGGCGCGCCTGGGCGTCGCTCCAGACGAAGGACCACGTCGGATCCGCCTTGGCCCGCGCGAGGTCGCGCTGTTGGCGGGCGCAGCCGCGCCGCAGCCAGACGCCGGCGACGATGCGCCCGGCCAGGACATCCGCCACGTACCGCCGCGCGATCCCCCCGTAATCCCGCGGGGATCCCGTCGTCTTCGCCTTGGGATCGGGCGGCGATCCGGCCTTGACCTGCCGACGACGTTCACGCCCCGCCACAACCGTGCCGCGGCGCTCTTTCTCAACGACAGGTAGGTGGGGATTGGCCATTTAGTCGGGAACGGTCGCCCCTCACAAACTGTCGGGGCGAAAAAGTGCCAGCCCGAGCCGGTTTGGGACGGCGGCCGGATTCAACATGGATCCACCCCCCCCATCCATCGTTCATTGACCTAGCGCGGTCTTGCGCGCATGACACGCAGCACACAGGGTTTGCCAGTTCTCGAGATCGTCGAACAACGACCGATCGCCGCGATGCGGCACGACGTGATCGACGTGCGCGCCCGCCGTCGTCCGTCCTTCGTCCGCGCACACACTGAGTACTGGGGGACGCCCGCCGGGCCGCATGCCGCAGAGCGGATACTGCCGCAGGAACGCGGTCCGGCGTCGATGCCAGCGCCACGTGTAGCCGCGCGCGTTGCTGTTCGCCCGTCGGTCGTCGGTGGCCTGCTGCGCCCGGAGCACGATCGGGCGCGCATGCTGCGGACAGTGGCCACGCGCCACCCGGACGGGACAGCCGGGGGTCGCACACGCACGTGTCGGGGCTTGCGGCATCACGTTCCCAGACGCTCAGCCACTGACCACGATCCAGTTCGTGCCGTTCCACCGGGCCAACACGTTGAAGCTGCCGCCCCCGGCGATCACCGCGCCAGGCGTATTCGTTGTGCTGTCCTCGAGGTTGGCGAGCACACCGAGATTCCGATGAATCTGACCGGCCACCGTCGAAGAAACCAGTTGGAGGAATCCCGCGCTTACGCCGCCGGCGCCCGCCTCAAAACTTGCGCCGGCGCTCAACGTAATACTGCCGTTCCACGCACTGATGTAGACCTTCCGGCCCTGCGAGATGCCGGCATCGTTCTGGTAGTCAATGACGAAATCCGTCCCACTGCTCTTGAGCTCCCACCGCCGTTGGTCGGGTGGTCCCGTGGGATTAATAAGCAGGACACTTGGCCGGAAGAGGGGATCGACCCCATCGCCCTGTGAACTGAGCACCTGGCCGAGCGGCGCCGTGGGTAAGGCGGCCCCTCCGTCCGCGACCAGCAGCACGGCGATATTCTGATTGTGCGAGAAGTCGCCGCCGGCCCCACTCGACGACACAAACGCCACCGGCACTTCAAACCAATCGGGATGGTTGATCGCCGGTCCGGTGAGTTCCCAAACCTGATGGCTCACCGCCAGGTCTTTGTCCTGAAGGACCACGCGCTGGCCCACCGTCACGAGCTGGAAATACAGATGCGCGTCGAAGCCGTCCGCCGTGAGCCAATCGACATAGAAGGCGGTCGCGTCCGCTTGGACCGGGGTGTTGTAGCGGATCTTCCCCGCGCCGGGATCGTTGGGGGCGGTCGCGTTCGCATCCACGCGGTAGAAGAAGACCGAGGACGAGGGGCCGGGCGGGCCCGGCGGCCCCGGGTCGCCCTTCGTCCCTGCCACGACTTCGATGACCGCCGGCGGCGGCACGATGATGTCGATGATCGCGATGTCTTCCATGGCTAGACCGTCACATCCTGCTGCACCATGACCGCGCCGGCCACTGGCGTCTGCACATCGCCATTGTCCCAGGTGAGTTGGAGATCCCACTGGGCCGGCGGGGTCGTGAGCTTCGCGGACTCGACCGCGGACAGTTCCACATCGATGGTATTCGGGAGCGTGATCGCACAGATCAGCGTCGTGACGACACTGCCACTGTTGGACCGAATCTCTGATTTCACCGTGGCCGTCGTTAAGTCCACCGGCGAGGTTTTCGTCGCATCCGCCCAGAGGCGAAACTGCCAGCGATGGGTGTCCCCACGATAGAGCGTCAATGGATAATTGCTGGGCAACGGCGTCCCTCCTTCAGCGTCGGTCCTCGGCCTCACTCACCCGTGCAGCATACTCGGCGGCCGACTCGGCGCGTCCCCGTTTGATCGTGGCCAGGAGCTGCGGACGGACCGCCTTTGGCACCCTGCCCGCCAAGAGATCCAACCCGTCCTGGTAGCTGACGACCAGCCAGTAGGCGACGCGCCCCTGCGCGTGGAGCTCGTCGCGACGGCCGGCGGCGATGCGCGGATCAGGCTTGAGACCCATGAGACGCCTGATACGTATCACTCGTCGTCATCGCGAGCGCCGCCAATCCTTCGCGTCGGGGCAGGTCTGGAAGTGCGAGGGCGTGACGCCCGTGTCGACGTATTCGATGACGCGGCCCGTGATCGGATTGCCCTGCGATCGCGTCGTCACAATCTCCCCGTCGAACGGCATACGCTTCCCGCTGATCGTCTCGGCCCACTCGATCGAGGCACCGCACGAGCGGCAGGTGCCACGCCCTTTCGAGTCCTGATAGATGGCAATCTCGGGCATAGGTATCAATCCCGTCCGTCCAGATCGAACAGCGGCAGTTCGCCATCGTCGCGCGCGGCCGTCCGCATGCGCGCCATCAGCCCGTCGGCTTCTTCCTGTAGTTCCTTGACGTGCGCTTTCGCCAGAGTGACGTCGCCCAACTTGATCGCCAACTGCCGCTCGAGCGTGGCAATCTGGCTGAAGCGCCGGGCCGCGCGTTCTTGCGTGATGTTGCTGGTGCTGCTCATGGGTTCTCCGTTGATGACGCGATGAATTCCTCGTCGCCCTCGAGCTCGCGCAAGAGTTCGTGGACGCGGAGCGCTTCGAGCTCCGTCAAGACGATCTGCAGC